AAAGATACCAGGATATAATGCTACTATTGGCACTTTAAAGGAAAGATTAAAAGCTCAAGGACTTGATGACCTTCAAATTCAATCAGCAGTTAATGAAGTTACTCAACAAATTTTATCTGGTGAATTTACTGGAGATTTCGAAGTAGAAACAGGATCCACGACAACTAATGATCAAGCCTCAGTAACTGATTATAACAACCCTGTAAATTTAATGGATGTCGGGCAACAAGGAACGACTGGAAAAACCTATGGAGACGGATTTGCAATTTTTCCAACTGCTCAAGAAGGTATAATGGCAGCTAAAAGAGATTTAGCTCTTAAAACAAATAGATATGATGGCAACGTAGATCAAATTATAGGGGAGTTTTCTCCTCGTGAGGATAATCCGGATTCTTTTGATAACTATGTAAACTTTGTAAAGCAGGGAGTGGGAGATACTGTTGATCCGGGAGAAGAGGATGAACTACTAAAAAGAGTTATTCGATTTGAAAACAAACCAGAAGTTGCTAATCAATACTTAACCATGGTTGCTGATGGAGGAATGATAGATAAAGAACTTACAAATTTGCAAAACGGTTTACAAAATATGTATAATGGTGTACCTTCTGTTCGAAGAAGATGAGAATATTAACACACGTAAGAAATTTATTAGCAAGTTTCTTTTATAGAAGAAAGGAAAAAGACCCTCATGAAGAACATTGGGGTATAGGATCACAATGAATACAATTAAAATTACTGACGAATTAAAAGCGAGAATACGTGACCACGAAGGTTGTGTAGACACTGTTTACCTAGACAGCTTGGGAAAAGCCACGATAGGAATCGGGCACCTAGTACAAGCACATGAAAGAAAAAGATTTAAAGAAGGCGTTAAAATAGATCAAGAGGAAATAGAAGATCTATTTTTAATTGATCTCAATAGAGCCTGTGCAGGAGCAGAACAATTAATATCAGAAAATTATAGAGGGGATAAAAGACTCCCTCAACAAATTGAACATGTATTAGTTGAAATGGTTTTTCAATTAGGAAAAACAGGTGTTTCGAAGTTTAAGAAGATGTGGAAAGCATTATCAAATGGGGATAAGCAAGAAGCTGCTAGTCAAATGAAAGACTCCAGATGGCATTCGCAAACCCCTGTGAGATGCGAAGCCTTAGCTGAAATTGTTGCAAACGCTTAGAGTGTTCTCCTAATAAAATTAGGGAATTGACCTTCTTCCTTATAGAATCTATAAGCTGCGTACCAATCTTTTTTATATTCTGATTGGCAGAATTCTTTTATTGACTGATCCTTATCTTCTTCCTTGAAGAAGTTTAGGAAATGATTTTTTGCTTTATCGGTTAAGTTAAACATTATTATCTCCTTGATTATTTCGAGGAGAATATAATGCTTATTTTTCTTTTTTACTTATGCTTTTTTGAGACGCTAGATGTTCTTCTATAGCTTGCCATACTTCTACATTAGACCAATGTGCTTTGACACAATCAGATATATCCTCATGTAAAACTTTCAGCATTTTAATATCCATAGTCACCGGACTACCAGAATTATCTACAATATGTTTTATTTCTTTTTTTGTTAAGCTGAGTTTAAGTTCTCCACTTTGATACATTATTCTCATTTAATATTTCCCCAATTTTTCCCTATCTCTGCATCGCATTTGACAGGTACGTGTAGTTCAACAGCAGACTCCATTATCTCTTTAATCTCTTTTACCTGGGTCTCGCTGGCTACGGAGACATTGAGTTCGTCATGTATTTGAATCATAGGAATAACCCCTACATCCTTCCACAGATTCACCATGGCTTGTTTGGTTTGATCTGCTGCTGAACCTTGTATTAACCTATTCAATGCACGATAGGTACCTGCTCTTTTTATTTCATTCCAACCCCAAGTCTTTAAGGCATTCTCTTTGGACATCATTCTCTTGTCATGAAAATCCTTGTTTTCATATAATTCAAAACGACAACGGCGTCCGAGCAGGGTAGTGATATATCCGTTTTGTTCGGTATATCTTGTAGCTTTAATAATAATATTGTTTAGGAAGTGAACATTGTCATTGTATTTTTGTTTCAATGCTTTGGCTTGTTCGGGACTAATATCTAGCGAAGCTGCTAATTTAGCTATTCCCATACCATACATCAAACCAAGTCCAATTGTTTTAGCTTCTTTCCTTGAAATTTGTGCCATATCGGCTGTAACTTGATGGAAGTCCTTTCCTTCATGGAAGAACTTAATTAGGGTCTCAGCGCCCTCTAAACCGTGTTTTTTTGCGTAGTGAACTAGCAATCTAGGCTCTTGTTGCGAATAATCGAGAGATGCCCACTTTTCTCCCTCTTCTGGTAAGAATAAGGATCTGATCTTAGGGCCAATCGCTTCGTTTCTAGCTGGAACCTGTTGTAAGTTAGGATTATTCATGGACAACCGCCCACTGACCGTGCCCCCAAACTCTCCCTTGAGTTGATTAATCTCAGCATGAATACGACCATCAACTTGATGATTGAAAATAGAATCAATGAAAGTGGTGTGAGCTTTATTATATTCTCTAGCTACTGATAAAGAATTAATCAAAGGATTTTTACTTTCTTTCATCGCTTCATTACTAATCTTCGCTTGTTTGTTTACCTCTGTGTACTCATACTTTTCCCCTAGCTTATCAAATACTTTTTGAAGAGAAGCTGCTGTATATATGTCTGAGTCATCAATTTTAATACCTGTTTCTTCTTTAATGTTTTGATAAATCTTTTTTTCTTCTGACTTAAAAAACTTCTTTGTCTTTTCTGCTTTATCTAAATCAACACGAACACCTTTCCAACGCATCTCAATTAGTAAACGAAGTAGATCTGTTTCTAAATTAAAGACATCAGTAAGTCCTTGCTTTTGTATTTCAATACGTAAAAATTCCCAAAGCTTTAATGTTAGCCGGGTATCTTGTTCCGCATAAATACCTGCATATTCTACAGGAACTAAATGCATATTCTCAATTGCTTTGAAGCCGTGTTCTTTTCCAAAGTCTTCTAAAATATTTCCTTGTTTTCTCTCTCCTAAATAATCTTTTGCTAAATTGTTTAAGCTATAACTAAATCTATTCTCATCAACCAATGGAGCTGCTAATAATGTGTCATAAATTTTTGATACAGTGCATTCAACACCCCAACGTCGAAGCCAACCAATATCATAAGAAGCGTTATGACAAATAACAATTGGATCTTGTTTAAATAATTTACGAAGCCAATCCTTTACTTGTTCTTCTGGAAAATTTCCCCCTCTTGCGTGACGTACAGGGAAGTAACCATCAAATCCTTCAATTGAAATAGCGACACCGACAACAAAACCTTTGCCCGTGGCCCACCCGCCACCTAATTTTTTAATCTCAGGGTCATAAGTTTCTAAATCTATAGCTACTTGTTTTATCCCAGTAACATTAGGAAAGCTTGGTGGTGTCCATTCAGGTTTATTTTCTTTCTTTAATAAATCCATTTGTTGTTCAAATATCATCTTAGTATCTCCTCAAATTCATATTGTGAAGTTGATGGAATAATAAATAAATTTTCTTTTGCTCTAGTCATTCCTACATAAAAGACTCTTCTTTCATCATCCCTATTCACAGTCATTCCATCAGCTATTCTTTTGGAGATATCAGTAAACAAAACAACATTCTGACTCTCTCCTCCTTTAGCACCATGGATTGTTGATAATCTTAAATTAGATTTCTTATTAAGATTGTATCCCCTTCTAATTATTTGCCTCATGTAAACAAGTTCTTGATCTCCAATACCATTCAAAGCAATGTCCCAAGGAGTTTGAATGTTTGTATTCAATCCCCACTCTTGAGATAATTCTTGATACGAATATTTCTTTTCCTCATCAGCACCTTTCATCTTTTTGAATCCACGAGCAATACCATTCTCCCCTGATTTAATATATTGATACATAACTTTTACGTCAGGTAAAGAAACTTCTGAATTATTTTGAAGAGTATTCCAACAATTAAAAGCAATAAGCACTTCATCTTTAATGGATAGTTTATTGTTCTTCTCAAATAAATATCCTTTACTTCTTAAATCATTAGCAATTTCATTAAGATAATAATTAGTTCGACATAAAACTAACCACTCATTTTCTCTAAAGTTTAATCTTTCATAGCTAATGTTAGAAACATTTCCTAACGCTTCACGAGATTTCCATTCTTTTGGTATTCTATTTTTTACCTTACCAATTAATTTATTAGATCTTAAAAAAACATTTTTAGGTATTCTATAGGACTGATCTAAAACTCTCTCATGACATTTCAAGTTAATCAACTTAGATACATCGGCACCACTCCAAGAATAAATAGCTTGATCATCATCTCCACCAAGATAAACAACTCTTGCTTGATCCATCATAATTTTTACCATGTCCCATTCCACAGGTTTTAAGTCTTGAACCTCGTCTACAATTAAAACTTCTAACTTTGGAGACTCGTTTTGTTTTTTAAACTCTACAATCAAATCAGTGTAATCGAATACCCCTTTGGCTTTTTTAAAACGATGATAGTCATGAGCCACTCGTTGTAATCTTTCAAAGCCCCCTTGAATGTGGCCTGCTCTTTTATACTCTTGATGTAGTGTCGTATTCTTTACCCGGTATAAATCAATTAAATGAAAGCCATCAGGATCTCCCCACGATGGATTACCCATAGAACGTAAAGCAGGAGATAAATCTACACCATACTCTTGTTTAAATTCTTCAAAGTCTTGTTCTTGAATCATGTCAGTATGCGTGCAACCTAAGAACTGATAAGCGCAAGAGTGCAATGTTCGAAACCACTTAAACTCTTTTCGATCTATTTTAAACTTATTAACTGCTCTAAAAATGGCTTCGTTTGTAGCTTTTTTAGTAAAAGAAAAATATCCAATTCTGTCTGGCTCTAAATCTTGTTGTAAGTTTTCTTCTACGTATTTTAAAAGCGTAGTTGTTTTACCTGTACCGGGAGGACCAATAATTTTGTAAACGTGATCTAAAATGGTATGACCTCTTCTTCTTTTTGTTCAACAATATCTTCTATCTTTTCAATCGAGTTGAATTTATCATTGTCCACGAACCAAACCAATTGCCCTGGTTTATTATTAAGTTTTCTTTTTGTGCAATCCCCACCAAGACCTCGAATAAATACAGCTACTTGATTGGTAGTTAAAGCTGCGTGCTTTCTGTTTCGCATGTACTCTTGCAACTGATCAATACGAAAGAACACTTTGTTTTCTTCATCGTCCACGAAACACTGCCCATTGAGAATATCATCAATGTCCATAGCGTTTGCTTGATTAGAGATGTATTTTGCTAGAACAATCTTGAATTGACCTTCTGGTGTCATCTCTTCATCTGTTTTAACGTGAATAGCTTTTGAAACTAACGAAGTAACAAAAGCATCATGATCAGTTCTTGACATCATCGGAGGCATTGATTTAGTTTTGACTAAACATTTTTTTCTAAACTTATGTTGATCATACAATTCTTCAACATTACATACAATTGTGCTCTCTTGATTAATAGTTATGTGATAAATAGCATCATCACCATCTCCATATTGAGTGACGTTACCAACATCTGTAATCACACTATTCTCACCAATACCAAATTTTCTTAAACGACATTTGGATTTATTACAGAAAGAACACATTGGTTGATCTTTACATTTATATCCCCAATCTTTCTTATCTGCTTGTTTAATAACCTTTTCAATTTCTCTTGGTCGAAGTGCTTCCTCAAAATATTCATGATGAAATTTATGCACTTCATCTTCAAAAGACTCTCCATACTTCTTCTTAGCATAGACCGCATATTGAAATAAGAAGTTGTCTCTACTACCTTTTTGTACCTTACCATTCTCTGTTAGGTAGGCTTCGATGCAATAAGGTGCATCAGAAAAAGCAGAATTTTGTTTCTCTTTTTTAAGAGATAATTTTTTTAATTCGTCTAGAGATAAAGATTTCTTCTCTACTTCTGCAATGAAATCCTCAAGACCTAAAATATTTCCTTCGTCACTAAAAGCATATCTATCTGTATGCTCCAGTCCGTTGTGATATGGCATATTAAGAAAACTACCAACTTCCCAATCAGATTCATTTCCTTCTCGTAATAATTTTTCTTGCTTAGGAAACACCTCACAATGCCCAAGGCCCATGAAAGAAGCAAGTTCTCTTATCTTATGATGAACAATACCTGCAGGCACATACTCTTTGAAAAACAAAAAGATGTGAGCGCCACCACTCTTGGATTTACTCACAATAAACGGCAGCTTTCGTTCTGCTAACTTGCGAGCTATCTCTACATGATCAAGGGGATATTCATCAACGTCAATACACCCCCATTTACATTTGTCTTGATCATTAATAGGAAAGATACCTAGACTAGGCCAAGATCCTTTTAAATGGTTTTCCCAAAGAGAATCCTCAACGGGTAGCTTTCTAATGAAAGTTTCCCCTTCTGTTTTGTTATCCTCTCGAAGACTCTCTTTAGGAGTGAACGTGCCATAGGCACGCTCTAAACCAAAAAAGATCTCTTTGAATTGTGAGACCCTTTGTTCCATTTAGAATGGAATGTCCCCAGATTGTCCTTCAGAACTTCCTTCCTCGTCATATTTCGCAACCACTTTACCTTTTCTGACAGAGTCATTAAAAGCAGAAGCAGTGTCAAAAATATCCTCATCGCTGAGAAATTCATCTTTAGTGATCTCCCAACCATACCAATTACCTTTATCGTTTTTCTCAAGTCTACTCTTAAGAGTATAGATACGATACCATGATGGGGCTAAGAATAGTTTTTTAGTTTTAGGGTTTTGAATAAACTCATTCTTCAAACTATATGCCCAATTTCTTGCATGCTTCAATCCTGTCTTTGACATAGATAAGATTGCTGTTTCTGGAGTTGCATCACCAAGAATCAAGACATAGAAGTTTGCTGTTTCTTCTATGTAGTTTCCATTTGGTAGTCTGAACTTTCCATCATCACCACGTACTGCGTCGGTCGGTTTGTTCTGTGGAGTAAATACATTCACAGGAGCACTTGATCCTGTTCCTCTTTCCTGCCACTCTGGCCACTGTTTTTCATAGCCACAGACAACTACTTTAATACCATCTGCACCATATACATTATTGCTAGCACTATTAAAGATACGACCTGCTCTTGCTCCATCTACATATTTGTCATGACCCTCTGTCACTTCATCGGAGTTTGACTGTAGAAGTTTCAATCTAGGTGTAGGTAAATCGTCTGTAGTCACAGTTTCTAAACCTACTCCTGCTAATTTTACCAACTCTTCCATTTTAGAAGCGGGTAAAGTTTCTGCCTTTGTGGTGACAGCACCATTTGCTTTATTATTTGTCATTTATTATTTTTCCTTTGTTATTTCTTTTGTTCGATCTTCACTTTTTTAAAAGTGTAAACTCCAAATTTTTCTTGATCAACAGATGTCATCGAACCCTTGGCAATCTGTTCTTCTAATAATTTGGAGAGTGTATTCCAAGGCACTGCTTTCTTATTGCTTGGGTACAGACCACGGTCTTGTAACTCATGCATAAGAGTGCTTGCATCAGAATCTTGGCCACGTCCAAAGGTCAACTCTACTTTGTTCTTAATCACATCATCAAGACCTAGTTCTTGTAATCTAGAAAAACAATAATCTTCATTTTCCATTGTGATGTTTGCACGTAGTTGATCTTTGACGGAAACTTTTGAACCATCTAATAGTGTTAAAGATTTAACACCAGCGGTTTCAATCATTGAAGGAATAACTTCATTTTCTAATTGAAACTCTCTGTCTTTAAGCTGTTTAATTTCAGCTTCTTTGTCAGTAATGCTTTTACGAACATTATTTAATTCGTTACAAGCTTCGCCAACATCTTTTACATCTGAGCTATCTAAATTATCAATTTGAGATTGCTCTAATGCTTTATCTAATAGACCCATTTTAGACTCCTTATTTTAATTCTATTGTTATAGGAATATATATAGCACTCTCTCTGTCCCATTTCAAGACATTAAAATTATTATTTGTAATTTTTGCAGCTACAGCACAGATAATCCCAATTAATACGGGGTCTCCCATCAATAATAAATAATCTTTTGATGTGAAATCTTTTAGTTTTTTTTCAATTGAAAATACAAATCGAGAAGAATTTACCTGAATTTGTTTTGGATTTTCGAACATAATAATTGGTGTTCCAAATCTTTCACAATCAGAAATATCTCTGTAGCCACCATTCGGTAGTTTTGTGTTTGTCGTTACGTATACTTTATTCATTTTCTATCGTTTCTTTTATTGCTAATCCTATCAAAAAAGGAATCTGTGGTACAACAGAATTTCCTAAACATTTAAGTCTGTCCACCCTTTGGGGTACCCCATGAGCCACTCTACCCACATCGGGTTCAACGTCCCACCATCCAAGGGTTTCCTCACCTCGGGATGATTGCCCAACATCTTTTGCATTTTTGCACCCGGTCTTCCGCAAGCATCCTCGTTTGCTGTTGGTGTCGGCCACATCTGAACTGCAGCTTTGAGATTGTGTTGCACTGCTTTGTTTATTCCTTTTCTCTTTATCAACGTGTCCAGGTTCTCGTCCCCCTTGACTCTCGGTGTCGGCCATAGTCTCGGCTCTCTCACTTGATCCTGCAGTCTCACTTGTATTGGTTGACCGCTCGGACGTTTCAAATGACCAGAGTCCAAAGCTTTCTTTATCCCTGGAAGATTGCTCCCTCCCGCTACTGCGTCTGGAGTTCGCCACAACCCAGACTCTTTCTCTTTTGT